TCCATTCAGGGCGAGCGTTGGCGGCCGAAAATTCGGCTGTGAGTTTTAGCCATACAAGGCAAAAGAATAATAAAAAAAAGGCCGCTGAGTTTTCAGAAGCCTACACCGTATAGAATATTGACAATATGAGTATGTGCGGTTATAATAAAAATGAAAAGGCAGACTACACACGGTTTGCCCCTCATAAGTGTTTGGTTAAGAGATAACCGCCGACTTTCTCAGGGTACGGGCGGTTATTTCTTTTTTATGTTTACGGCAACTGTTACGCATAGCGTAGCTACCCCGATCATTACAGCGCAGAATTGAAACAACTCTGAATATGTAACATACATCGGCAACACCCCCTCGCTTAAGAGGGGAAAGAAATGTCACCCCTCTATAATCAGAGGGACAAACCGCCCAGATGTAAGCCTGTCTTTTCGTTGGTATTGTATCATGCTGAGATAAAGAAATCAATAAAAGTTTCTAAAGGCAATGATCCTATGCTTGCAAAAAGGCCGTTTTGAGGTCGTTTATTAAATATAAGGGATTAACCTTACAAAAAAGCCGTTTTTTGCGGTGTTACGGTTTGATTTAGCAAATACATTGCTAAAAACAGCCAAAATTAAACAACAAAAAAGCCGGGGGCATAAACCCTCGGCTAATAATTAATTGATTTCTATTGAGCTTTTTTCAATTCGTTGATTGTTTTGCTAAGCTCTTGTGTAATACGTTCTAAAACTCTTACACGGCTTTTCAGTTCTTCTAGTTCGTTAATTTCAGGTAAGCGCCTGATAATATCCATGTGCCCTTCTGCAATAATTTTAATTTCGTGTGATACCTTATCTTCAATTACTGTATTAAAATCTTGTAAAAGGCGTTGGCTTTGTTTCTCTAATTTTTCATCTATTTGATTAAGGGTGTCGGTTTGGATCGATTTCATTGCTTCCAAGATAGCTTTATCTTCCATATTCTCATCTCCTTTGTGGTTATGATTATACCACGTGAGAGGGCGGGGGACAAGATGTAAAAATAAGGTGGTGATCTCATGACAAAAAGAAACGCTCAAGGTGCAGGCTCTATTCGAGAAAGAAAAGACGGGCTTTGGGAAGCTCGGTACACCGTGGGGCGGAATCCTGCGACCGGGAAACAAGTAAGGAGAAGCGTTTATGGCAAAACCCAGCAGGAAGTGAGAAAGAAGCTCACCGCAATAACTTCCGATCTGGATAATGGAGTATTTACAGAGCCGTCAAAGCTTACCTTTGGCAATTGGTTAAAAATATGGTTAGATGAATACTGTGTCTCCATAAAACCCAGGACAAAATCACTTTATGAAAATTGTATTGAATACAGGATCAAGCCGTTTCTAGGCTCTGTGAAGCTTCAAAAATTAAAGCCTGCCATGATACAAAAGTTTTATAATGATGCCTTAAACGGCAAGCAGGACAACAAAAAGGCTATATCCCCAAAAACAGTAAAGAATCTGCATGGAATTGTCCACAAGGCTTTGCAGCAGGCAGTTGAGATAGGGTATATCAAATTGAATCCCGCTGCTGTTTGTGTGCTGCCTAAGGTGCAGAAAGCAAAGATCAACCCGATGGACGAACAGCAAACAAAGCTGTTTATCAAAGCGATAGCAAATGAACCTCTGCGCCGGCTGTTCCTGGTAGCGCTGTTTACTGGAATGAGGGAGGGGGAAGTCATTGGCCTCACATGGGATAATGTTGATCTGAAAAATGGGACAATCTACATTACACAGCAGCTGCAGCGGCATGATGGGGAATACAAATTAATGCCGCCGAAAAACAGCAAGTCCAGGTTGATTGTACCTGCTCCGTATATCATGGACATATTAAAGGAAGAACAGACAGCACAAAAAGAAAACAGATTAAAGGCCGGGCCTTTATGGGAAAATAAAAAGGGGTTTGTTTTTACCAATGCTATTGGCGGCCATTATAGCCAGCAATATGTCCATAAGAAGTTTAAGAACGTGGTTCAGTCTATTGAAATGCCAAGCCTTAGGTTCCACGATCTGCGGCACACTTACGCCGTGGCAGCTATTAGGGCGGGGGACGATATAAAAACCGTATCTGAAAATCTCGGCCATGCGTCTGTGGCTTTTACCTTGGATATTTATGGTCATGTTACTGATGAGATGAGGCAAAGCAGCGCAGAGAGAATGCAAGCTTATATAGATAGACTGCAAGCATAAAAATGGGGTGTTTTTTACCCCTCAAATTACCCCTTACAGAAAAATATAAGCCATGTTAAGACGTATCACAATAAGAAACAAACGGCTTGTTTTCTGCATTTTAGCACATATCAGCACAAGAAAAAACATATAAAAAAGGGTGTTATCGGGTTCAAGTCCTGTTACCCGCACCAGGTTTAGACGTCACTTTTGATACAAAATGGCGTGAGAAAAACTCCCGATTTCTCGGGGGTTTTTCTTTATGTCTGCACCAATTTTTCTAGGAACAATATAAACACAGGGTTAGAAAATGAGTGTTTTTCTAATCACTGCTATAGACTCAGTATCAGTCTGCACCAATTTTAATGATCTCTGTCTTGCTCAGAATTGGTGCATTACAAGCATAAGTTGCACGGATTCTTACATTCTGAAAAGAAATAAGCGCAAGCCGCACGGATTATCTTGGAGTTGAGGAGAATAATCATAAGCCACACGCCTTTTCACAGTTGCACCAATTTTATGAGAACTAGAGTTCTGTGAGGCTATATGAGTAGAAAAGAAGCAAGAAAAAAGAGCGGTCAATTGCTGGCCGCTCATATTTTGTGGTATATAGTTTGCCTGAGATTAGATTGTGATTTTTATCCTCTCGCCATTCTTAAATTCAAAGTCAAGCGATTCTGTCTTCACGACTGCACGCTCTACTAAGTTGTTCCATTCTTGCTCTTTAAATACTGTAGCATCTTTGCAGTTTTTCAGCGTCTCAATAAAACGATGAAGTTTCTCGCGCATGCCCACCAGTTTAAGTTCTTCGGCTTTCAGAACGGCCATGCGCTTTTTCTGTTCATCAATTTGCTGGACGAACTTATTGAATTTAGCTCGGTATTTCTGCTGATCCTGAGACTTTCGGGCGTTTTCGTGGACTAACCCCTGAATCTCTGCCATAAGGTCCTCAAGTGAAATTTCAGCCTGCTGGCGCGTTTCTTTAAGCTGTACTAATACATCTTCATTTTCGAGGCGCTCCTGACATTCTGTAATGTATGAATCCTTGTTGGACAGTAATTTTTCCAGGGCTTCCAGATAATATTTCTTAATATCTGATTCAGAAATGCTGGGAGATGCGCATTTTTCGTCACCATCATACCGATGGTTACAATACCACACGACCTTTCGATGCTTTTTGCTGTTGCTGTGAAGCACTTTTCTGCCGTAAAAATATCCGCATTCTCCACAAATGATTTTCGTACTGAATATGCTGTTATCTCTTAGAGCAGACCTATAGTTGCTTCTTCGCTCAAGTTCTGCTTGTACTAGATTAAAAGTATCTTCGTCGATTATTGCTTCGTGCGAGTTAGAAACGTAATACTGTTTTACCTCACCATTGTTTTTTCGGACTGTTTTCGACAGATAATCTACAGTATAAGTCTTTTGGCGTAAAGCATCGCCTTTATATTTCTCGTTTGAGAGAATACTCTTGACAGTACTGACTGACCACCTATCTTTCCCACCAGGTGTCTTAATGCCACGTTCGGTTAAAATATCCGCAATAGTTCGGATCGTTTTTCCATCGAGAAACATTCTGTAGATATCTCTGATAATTTCAGCCTCTTCCGGTACAATTTCCGGCCTTCCGTCTTCGCCTTTTTTATAGCCGAGGAAACGTTTATATGGCAAAGAGATGTTTCCATCCTGCATACTTTTCTGCATTCCCCAGCGAACATTTTCTGAGATAGACCGGCTTTCCTCCTGCGCAAGGCTGGACATGATTGTCAGCATAACTTCGCACTGTTTATCCAAGGTTCGGATACCCTCTTTTTCAAAGATTACTTCGATTTTGATGGTGGAGAGCTCACGGACTGTTTGAAGCGTATCGACGGTATTGCGGGCAAAACGGCTGATCGACTTCGTAAGAATCAGGTCAATTTTGCCAGCTTTTGCGTCGGCGATCATACGGTTGAAGCCATCGCGTTTTTTGGTATTTGTCCCGGTTATACCTTCGTCGGCGTAGATACCGACAAATTCCCAGGCCGGATTACTACGGATATATTTGCCATAATAGTCCACCTGTGCCTCATAACTGGACTGTTGCTCGTCCTGCTCTGTAGAAACACGAGCATATGCGGCAACTTTTAGTTTGGGAATTTCCGATTCTTCTTCACACATAGCTTGGATATCTATCGGTTTCCAAACAGTCACTCGTTTTGCGTTATTCATACAAGGTACTCCTTTCTAAGGTTCTATTTCGCGCTTGTTGTCGCATTTCCTCATTCCAACTGTCTTTTCGGGAATAGGGATGCCATATTGTTTTAACTTCCGCACCAGAATTCATGATATAAGTAAGGTCGTAATCTTTACCGCAGACAATCTCGGATATATAATCTTTTAGATCAATATCCTCGAGCGACGGCAAGCCAAGAACCTCCTTTGTCTTTGCTATCAATATTTTTTCTGGTATTTGCCGGTTATTGCAATATTTCTTTCCTTTCCTCATGAATGTTGCACATATCCAAGCGGGCTTCGCATATTTAGTGCTGGCATTCGCGACTCTTCTATTGAAATGCTTACCACAGCAAGCGCAGATAAGCATACCTGTAAAGATAGTTTTCATGCGTTTTTCGGGTAACTTTATCTTGGCTTTTCTGCGTTCTGCTTCGGCTTGCGCCCGTTCGAAAATTTTCTTTGAGATAATCGCCTCGTGGCTGTTTTCTACAAAGTATTTTCTTTTCTCACCTCGGTTAATGACTCCTTTCTTCGTTCGAAAATCCTCAACGTAGGTTTTTTGCAGAATCATATCTCCGGTATATTTCTCATTATGGAGAATTCGATAGATACTGCCTTCGCGCCAATCATCACAGCCTCGCACCGTAGGAACATGTATAGCATTCAGCTTTTTAGCGATAGCAAGCCTCCCCATTCCGGAGAGGTAATCATCAAAAATCATACGGACAATTTCCGCTTCTTCAGGAATAATGGTCAACTGCCCGTCTTTCAGGCAATAGCCTAACATGCGACCAGTATTTGGTCGTCCTTCCTCAAACATCTTTTGGATGCGCCATTTTTGGTTTTCGCTGGCCGAACGTGCTTCCTCCTCTGCATACATTGCTAGGAGCGTTAGCATGAGTTCCCCATTCACGCCGAGGCTGTGAAGGTTTTCTTTTTCAAATAACACATCAATATTTAGCAACTTTAGTTCCCGAATTGTATCAAGGAGCGTTACTGTGTTTCTGGCAAAGCGGGTGATAGATTTCGTAATGACGAGATCTATCCTTTTTTTGCGGCAATCCGCTAATAGGCGCTGGAACTCGGGACGTGAGTCCTTTGTCCCGGAAATGCCCTCGTCAGCATACACACCAGCAAACTCCCAGCCGATATGATTGGAAATATACTCGTTATAATAGCTGATTTGTGCGGATAAAGAATGTAGTGCTTCTCCTTTTTCAGAAGATACACGGGCGTATGCGGCGACACGTTTTATTCCGATATCCGGTAGCTTTGTTGCGTTAATCTCTTTAATTTGCATAAATTCCACCTCCTACAGAGATTCATCACTCTTTTAAGGAGAAAAGTCCAGTTGAAAATGGATTATTATTTTCCTTTTCTTCTGACATTTTTCCACCATTCTATGCGACAAGCATCGCAACAAAAGTATTTCTTATGGCTATTAGAACAATCCAAAATGCGACCACAGTTTTTACATATCTGTAAGACACTTTTCTCGGCCTTTGTCTTGAACTTCTGCTTAGGTACATAGCCGTTCCTGCGACAGATAGACTTTACGGTATTGGGCGAAAGTCCAAGTGTTTTTGCAATACAGGCATACGAATAGTTTTCTTTTCTAAGGGCTTCGATTGCCTGCTTGTCTTTTAAAAGCATGTTATTGATGCCTCCTTGTATTATAGAGTAGTAG